AGTGCGGCGGCATCGATCCCGACCGGGACACGCGGAAGACGGGGAACAACTCCTAAAAGCAGTTGCTCACTGGTCGCCGCTACGGAGAACCAACCCGCGCTATAAGCGCGGTTATGGAACCCGATTGCCCGTTCGATCAGGTCGTACTGATGCTTTCCGTCCGGGAAAGGAGCTCGGAGCTTGAACACCGAGACATCCTTGCCTTTGAACCAGTCTGCCCCGCAACTTTCGCGGAACAGACCGGTCGTAAAGCTCTTACGAGCATTTACCTTGAGGCCATAAGCTTCAAGCAAAAGACGGAGAGTTTGTGCGGCTGTCGTGGGGACAATAAGATCATCCCCATAGACGCGCATGCGCGGAATATCACGCATGCGGAGTTTCGACGGTTCGATGCCTTCGGACTCAGCCCATGCAATCGCTTCGATGATAAAGAATACCATCGACTCGATTGGAAAGCACAGTGCTGAGCCCATAGAGGCAAACTTGCGAAGCGCAATTGTTTTTCCTGACGGCAGTGATGCCGTTTCGGATCGACATGCTAGTACGCACTCTTTGAGAAAAGGGTGCCTAGCAAAAAGAGCGCTAGCAAGCTCGAGAGACACACGATCCGAAGCTTCGGATAAATCGAGGGTGGCATAACTGCCATCGATCGACCCCTCACGGGATAATTCCCGGTTGGGTTCCTGATCGAGCCATGAAAAGATTTGGGCATATTGCCTAAACTCCTCTAACTCGATTAGCTCGGTCATCGCGCCAAGTATACCTTGTTGGACGAATTGCATCCAGCAGGGTTCCATGGCAATGATGCGTGGGCCTTTCATCGTTTTAGGGACGAGGGTCACCCTAACAGGGTGTTCTTCGTTCCTAGCCAGGATCGAGAATTCATCTCGGAAATCAATAATTTCTCGAGGTGAGACTGCAAGGTCTTCCCAGTAAGGGAACACGCCCTGTAGCCTCTCGGTCCAAGTGCGGTTACCATACCGTGAGTTGTAAGACTCACGAGTGGCGAGCGCACCTGATGAGTTTCTGGGGTGCCAGTCTCC